TACCTCTTTAAATAATCCAGAATCAAAAGCATCTGTCTTCAAAGTTTTTTTAGTAAAAAATCTACCTTCGTATGTAAAACCATATTGATTAGTATTAAATAATCTAGTTAATTTTTTACGATCTCTAGGTAAATCATCAAAATTTAATGGCTTACCTACCGGTTCTCCTTTTTTATTAAATTTAAAAAATTGAATTTTTGAAGGAGTTCCTCTTCTATGATTTAAATAAGCATGTCTAATTGCAAAATTATATATGTTTGCTTCTGGTTTTGCATAACCACCTGCAAACTCTTTTAGGTTTTGAATATTTAAACCACCTCTTCTAAATTTAGCAAGTTCAAAAGCTTCTCCAAAATTTTTGCCGATATAAGGTCTTGCCTCTTTTGCAAAATAATTAAAGTCATCTTTTATTTCTAAATAGGGTTTGTGAGTGCTCAAAGATTTGGTAATAAATCTTTGATCAGCTCTATACTTCATTCTTACTCCCTTTGGTTCAACTATGTCAGATATCATTTGATAAAGTATATTATTTTTACTAACAGCACCTGTGCCTTTAGGATCATATAGTTTCATATCTTCTGTAATAATTTTATCAAAAGCATTTCTTATTTTATCTTCTGGCTTATCCATAGTATTTATGATTGCCATCTCTTGAGGATTGTCTTTGTAAGTTAATCTAGTTGTACCTAGTTTTTCAAATATATCTTCTTGTGTGTATACTAGGGAGTCTGAGTTATTATGTTGGTCTACTAATTTTTGAATAGTTTTTAATTTATTTTCAAATCTTGTTTTTTTAACTTCTTCTCTAAATTCTTTTTCAGGATCTAGATCAATAGTTTCATCATTTCTAATTCTAGCTTTTAATGCATTAGCTGTTTTTTCATCAAATTTATTTTTTAAAAATGTACGCCATGGCACAGGATCTTCTTCAGTTTTTAAAGAGTTTCTCCACTCAGCTACTAAAGCGTTGTCGTCTACTGTTATTTGTCTTGGTGCATCAAACCCTTCTCTTGTACCTAGATCCTCTCCTTCGATAACACCACCACCGATAGCTTTATTCTCTCTACCATAACTTGGTCCTAGTATAGCAGGCTCACCTTGCATTCTTCCTTCTTCAGCAAGTGTTCGATACATCTGACTTCTTTGTTTTAAAAAGCTTAGTGCTTCTTCAGGCAGGACTCCGGCATCAAGGGCTTTGTCATATTCTTTTTGTATTAGACTATTAAAAAATTCTTTGTTCGTTGAAGCAAAAGAACCTTGTAAAAAAACGTCTGCTTGTTTTTTAAATTCTTCTAATGGATCAGGTATACCTTTGGTAGTTGTATCTACCTGCATTGACTTTGATGGTTCTACAATTTCTTCTTTAGGACTACCACCGTTAGATGCATTGAAAGGTCTTTCACCTAAACGTTCTCTTCGTAAATATTCTTCGTAAGTTTCTTGATCAGGGTCAAATTTTTCTAGTAGTTCATCTTTTAATGGACCAGGTTCTAAGTCATCTACCAGATCTGCAACCTGTGTTTTTGGTGCAGGTGGACGAGTAAGATAGCTCATCATGCCATTGTATTTAGCTATCTCTGTCATTACATTCCCATCAAATAGCTTAGTCCGCCTTCAGCTTGTTTTCTTCTTGGTGTGCTTTGTAATACGTTCATAATCTCATCTACGCTCATGCCTTTGTCTCCCATAGTTTTTACTTGTTCAAGAGTTGCTATGGCTGCTGCTTGATTATTTGGATCAGGGTCTAAGACAATGTTTTTTAAAAGTTCTCTATCAACTAAGTCTCCGTACGTTTCTATAATCTCTCTTTGTTTGTCTGATAATTTTTCAAATAGACCTGGTTGTATATCTTCTGAAAGTCTCATTGTTTTAAGTTGTTTAGATATTAAATTACCTGTTGATTCTTCTGCTGACTGAAAAGGCTCTGCAATATCTTCAGGTCCACCACGTGATCCAGGTGGTACACTTAATGTTTTATATGCTTCATCGTAAGCTTCTAAAATATCTTTTTGATCTACTGTATCTCTATCAATACCAAGTTCATCAAACATGTCATCAACAGCTACATCAGCATCTACTTTCCTGTCGCCTGATTCCATAATATTATTAACTGCTTTTCTAATCTCTGTAACAAGGTCTGTACCTTTTGATTTTAATAATTGTCCAAGTCTTATTACACGACCTGCATCTCTGTAACCAACTCTAGTGCTCATTATACCACCCATATTATTTTTGATTCTATCTTTGACATCAAACTCTTCTAGCTTTTGTAAATTTTTTTCATCTTCTGCCGCTTGTTTCATAGCAGCTTCAGCATCTATAATTGACTGATCGTATTGACCTGCGCCCTCTGTTTTTATTTTTAACTTAGGCATATTAGCTCTAAATATTTCTTCGTAATTTTTAAATGACGTACCTTTTTCTAATTTAGATGCCATGTTACTTGCAGCCTCTAATGCCTCTTCTCCATAGTATCTTCTAAATACATCGATTGGATCATCTTCTGTCAGTGGTGAATATTCTTCTATTCTAAACATATCTCTTTCACCAAGTTTTAATCTACCTTCTTTTACTTCTGTTTTTAAAAATTCTCTCATTGCAGTTCTTAAATTACCTTCTGCATACATACTACCACCAGGTGTTCTGTAACCTGGATTCTCTTTTTTAAAACCCATACCAGGAGTTCTAAAAGGTTTACTTGGATCTTTTGATCCCTCTGGTTTTCTAAAACCCATCATGGCATCCATTAACTCTTCGTTAATATTAGTTTGTTGT